TCTTGTACTTGCATCTCGTGCGTTTGGTAAGTCTACTGTTATTGACTTAATTTTAATGGCTAAAGATATGCTGTTCTGTAATGTGTGGACATATATCGCAAGTGGTTCTGGTTCACAGGCAGAACAAACATTTATGACATTGGAACGTTTAGCAAATGATGGAATCGATGAAATGAGAAACTCTACCGGTTATATCTTTAAGAATGAAGTAGAGATTAATAATGCTGCTGGTGATGGTTTTAGCCATGGTAGTAACGGTTTTAAATATAGTCTATATAATGGATCTTTTACTCAGACGCTGAACTCAAATATTGACAAGAAACGTGGTATGCGTGGCAGTGTCGTTTTTGATGAATGTGGTTTTTTATCCGAAGAAATGCTTGAAGTTTACGGTGCTTTTGCTGCCGTTAACAAAGGGTTCGTTTCCGGCAAAGACCGTAATGGTAAAATGATTGATACTGTTAGACTAAGAACATTCGCAACAAATATTCCAAACCAAAAGTTTTATATCAGTTCTGCATCTAGTACTGATACTAAATATTATAAATTATATAGAGAATTTGCAAAACGCCAGTTAATGGGAGACAGAGATTATTGCGTCGTACAAGTGAGTTGTGATGTTGTTTTGAGACCAACCATTCGTGGTGAGGTTGTTAATGCACTTTTGAAAAAGAGCGACATTGAAACTGCTGTTAGAACAAACCCCGAAAAAGCTCGTAGAGAGTATTATTGTGAGTTTACTTCTGATGCTGGTATGAATGCAATTATTCGTCGTGGTGCTATTGCTAGAAATAGTGAGACTCGTGCACCACTTCTTTACAATGATACTGGTAAGAAAAAATTTATTATAGCATACGACCCCGCTAGAAGCAGAGACAACTCCGTTATTCTTGTTATGGAAATTTATCAAACTGATGATGAGCAATATAAAGGCCGTATTGTGAATTGTGTCAATTTACTTGATATAGGTAAAAAAATTAAGAGTCCTATGAGAACACCGGATCAGATTCAATATCTGAAACAATTAATATTAGACTACAATGGTGATGTGCCAGATTATGAAAATATTGAATGTGTTTTAATTGATGCTGGTTCTGGTGGTGGTGGTGTTAATATTGCCGACTTTTTAATGGAAGATTGGACGGATAAAAACGGTAAAACACATCGTGGATTGATTGATAAAGAATATAGTGCAGAATATGTTGGTCGTTATCCAAATGCGATCAATAAACTAAGATTGGTTTCACCAACTCAATATAAGTCTATTATTTATGAAGCATTGATTGAAATGCTTGATATAGATGCAATTAGTTTCACAACTGATTATGATAATAAAGGTTATTTGACTGTGTTTGAAGCTGATGAGAAAAAGCTAGAAAAAGAGAAAAAACGTATTAGCGAAGAGTTGAAATCACAAGGATTTGACGGTGAAGAGTTTACTAAAAAACTTGAAGAAGAACTTGCACAGACCTCTTGTGTGAAAACTAAAGTTGTTAAACTTGATCCGTTCCAAGAAATTGCATTAGCCAATATCGATGCAATGAAAGAAGAGATTAATATAACAGTCTCGGTTTAGAGTAATCTAAACAAAAATAAACCCATTGAATTGCTGGGAAATCCTTAGAGCTTTGCAAACTACAACATGATTAGAAATAGTGAGTGTGAACGTTTAAAAATTGCGAAGATTGGACAATCAGCAGCCAAGTTTCTATGTTAACAATACAAAATTAATATAGAAAAAGGTTCAACGACTATCTCTTTATGAGAGTAGGACCACAAGCGATTGGTGGTTCGAAGCAGTGGGCTCACAATGTAAAAATTAATTGTGATGAAGATATAGTCTACTCACGTGTTCGAAAGACCGTGGAACTTAGGTTCAACAAGGAGTAGCGTCCTAAAATTATTTTTTCAATTTAATTTATATATACAGAGAGGTGTGGCTTTGATGGAAGGCAATTATTGTGTTTATATCCACATCAATAAGATTAATAATAAAAAATATGTTGGCATTACAAAAACATCCACCACGAAAAGATGGGGTAAAAATGGTTCTGGATATACCAGGTACAAAAATTCCGTATTTGGTCGTGCAATTAAAAAATATGGTTGGGATAGTTTTGATCATGAAATATTTACAACCAATCTTAGCAAAGAACGTGCTTGTAGGTTAGAAATAATTTTAATTGAAACACTTCGCACTCGCGATAAAAGGTATGGGTATAATGTTCAACCCGGTGGACAGCTAGGTAATGCAGGTGTTGTTTTTTCAGAAGAATCTAGAGTAAAAATGCGTGAGGCTAAAGTAGGAAAGAATCTTTCTGAAGAGCATAAAAAACATATTTCAAACAGTCTTAAAGGACATAAACCTGCAAATTTTACAGAGGAGTCTAAGGCAAAATTAAGATTAGCTAATCTTGGAAAAACCATTTCTGATGAAACTAAAGAGAAAATTAGTAATGCACTGACTGGAATTGTGAGATCGGAAGAGACTAAACAAAAGATGAGTGATAATCACGCAAATAAGCATGGCGTATTTTGTCCACAGCTAAACGAGTATTTTGATATTATGTCCGATGTAACAAAAAAATATGGGATTGCACGAGCTAATATTGATAAGTGTATTAAAGGTGAAAGAAAATCTGCTGGTAAGCAACCAATCACCGGAGAAAAACTAACTTGGATTAATATGAAAAAATAATTTAAATGTTAAATAATAAAGGGGTTAATATGGTACGTAAGAAGAGAGATTCTGGTAAAGACTCTTTTGAGCTTACACCAGAAAAAGCAAATAAATTACACGATGACCGTTCTTATACGATGGCACTATGTGCTTGGTGGTTATCTGAAAAGCGTCTTGAAAGTGTAAGAGTAAGACCACGTAATACGATGGAGGAATTAAATGAATTTTTTAATTTCAAAAAACCAAAATCATCACATAGTTATTTTAATTAAAAGAAAGGAAGGTGACATAGATGGAGGAAAATAAAACCAATGTAGAAAATTTAAAATTTACTGCAGACATGGACCAGTTACGTCAATTTGCAAAGTCGTATGACGATATTTTTAAATTAGTTGACTTAGAAAGTAGCGCAACAAAAACATGGACTGTTTTCAATAAGGATAATTTGAGATCATACCTACAAAATCCATATTCTGCAAACTCACAAAAGAATATTCGTGACTTGGCAAGATTTTTGTCAACACTTAGTTTTCCACTACGTAGATTAATTAATTATCTGGCAAGCCTTCCTGACTTTTCTGTGTATAAGGTGGTTCCAAATATTAGTATAATTGAAGAGCCTGATGCAGATTCTGTTTTAAAAGATTATGAAGATGTATGTAGGTTTATTAAAGCAATGGATCTTGAACTAGATTTGTTTAAGATGTTGATAATTGCTTGGAGAGAAGATTGCGCGTATTTTTTCCCATTAGAGGACGAAGACGGTTCTACTCTACTCTTCCCTCTTGATGCGCAATATTGCAAGGTAAGTGGCGTTGGCTATAACGGACTCTATCATGTAGCATATGACTTTTCGTTTTTCAATGGCTCAAATAGTTTTTATTTAGATGTTTGGCCAAAAGAGTTTAAGACAAAATATAATGCTTATCAAAAAAATTCATCTTTAAGATGGCAACAACTTGACGATGCGAGATGTTTTAAAATTAATATAGACCAACCAGATCTCGTTTTGAGCCCGCTTGCCTCTTTATTTGAGTCAATCATTGACTTGATTGATCTACAGAGTTTAACATCCGTAAAAGATGCTCTTGAGATTTATAAATTACTTGTTATGCGTATCCCTATGTTAAATAGCAACAACCCAGACGATATGGCTATTTCTTTGACATTGGCGAAAAACTTCTATAATAAGGCCGTAGAGTTGCTACCTGAGGAAATTGGATGTATTTTATCACCAATGCCGGTAGACAGTGTTTCTTTTGATAAGAGTGCTACAAGTGAGTCAGATGCAATTTCTGATGCGTATAGTAACTTAATGTCAAACGCAGGCGTATCACAGATTATGGATAGCTCTAGATTAACCGGACAAAGCGCTGTTAAAGCTTCCATGATGTGTGATGTAATGTTTGCAACTAAAGGAATTATTCAACAGATTAATGCTTTTGTTAATGAGCGTATTAAATTAAAATTCCCAAATACTCAGATGATTTTTAAATATACGGATGTAACCGCTTATACAAAATCAGAGAGAATTGCAGAATTACAGAAAGCTTGCGAATTTGGTTTACCATTTAAACTCGAACTAGCTATGATGTTAGGTCAAGATCCTCTTGAAAACTATGCGATGGGTTGGCTCGAGGATAAAATGGGACTCGCTATTACCCGTTGGACGCATCCTTTGGTTAGTAGCCATACTGCTGGCGCCAATTCTGATACTGGTGGAGCACCAACCAAGAATGATGATGATTTAAGCGACGAGGGTGCGGATACAAAGGATAAAGAAAAGAATGCAAAATAAGGAGGAATTGACATGAAGGATGCAAAGTTTATTGTTGTACAAGATATAAATACCGCAAATAAATTAATATCTGCTGGGTTTCAGCTTGTAACACAAATTAATAATGTATATACATTTATGAATGTTGTTCCTAAACATTTTAAGTTTGAAAATATTGATATTAAGAAGTTAGCATATACAAATATGTTAGCTTTCTAATATATAGACAGATGTCTAATCCTATAAGAAAGGAGGACGAATATGGCTAAGAAAATTATGACTATTGATAGTTTATATAAGTTTTTTGTTGAACAAAATAAGTCTTTTAATTTTAATTCTAGGGAATCTGGGTCTCCAATTGTTGTTACAACTAATGGTACTTTTGCAGAATCAAAAAGTGATGATATGCCAGGAATGTTAAAATTAAAATTAAAAAATTGTCATATTGACACCAATAGAAACGGTTCACATATATCTAAAGAAAATATGGAAAAGGCTATGCCTACTCTGAAGTATCGTCCAATTCTTGCTTACATACACGAGTTATCAGATGGTACAAAAGACTTCTATGCACACAATATACAAATTGAAGAAGATGAAAATGGTGATTCTCAAGTTGTTTACTTGGAGAAACAAGTTGGTTGCTTTACGGCGGATGACCCTTGGCTTGAGTATGATGAAGAGATGGATAAAACATATGTTATGGCGTATGCCGTTATTCCTGAGGAATATACGGAAACAGCAGATATTATTCGTAGAAAGAATGGCACTAAAGTGAGTACAGAGTTGGTAATCAATGAGCTTTCATATAATGCTAAGGAAAAATACCTTGACTTAATTGATTTTTATTTTGGTGGTACAACCCTTCTTGGAGTTGATGAAGATGGAAATGAAATTGGTGAAGGTATGCTTGGAGCAAGAGGCGATATTGCTGATTTTTGTCACAAAGAGCCTGTATTTACATATCAAGATAAGTTAATTGAAACCCTTGAAAAGTTAAATGTAACTTTGGAAGGTTTTAATAAAAATTCAAAGGAAGGAGGAGACGAAGAGATGGACAATATCGAAGAGGTTGTTGTTGAAGAGGTTGTAGAGACCATGAGCGAAGAGGTCGTGGTTGAAGAAACCGTAGTAGAAGAACCTGCCGCTGAAGAGGTTGTTATCACTGAGGAAGAGACCGTTGTTGAAGAAACTGAGGTTGAAGAAACTTCTACTTCCGAAGATGGTGATAGTGAAGAGCCTGTTGAGGAAAATCCAGAAGAAGTTGTTGAAAAGTGTGAATTAAAGTATGAATTAAGTCACGACGATATCCGTGCTGCTTTATATCAGCTATTGGCTGCAACCACAGAAGATGGATATTACTATACATGGATTGTCGAGGTTTATGATAATAAGTTTATTTATTGTGATTATAATGAAGGAAAATATTATCGTCAGAAATATACAAAAGATGACGAAAATGTTGCCCTCGATGGTGATCGTGTAGAGGTATTCAGCGAATGGCTAACCAAGGATGAGATGGACGCCCTTGACGCATTAAAAGCAGAGTATGCTGTTCTAAAGTCTTTCAAGGACAACTATGACGCAGCAGAAATTCAAGCCCAGAAGGATGAGATTTTTGCAAAGAAATCTTATGCTAAGCTTGAAGGTGTTGAAGCTTTTGAAGAGCTTAAGAAGAACGCCGCTAATTTCTCTGTTGATGAAGTTATTGAAAAGGCAAAGATTATTTATGCCGACTTTATGGAGCAGAATGAAACTCCTGAAGTGGAAGAAAAGTCCACAAAGGTGATTGGATTTAACTTCAATAAGAAGGAAACTAAGAAGTCACCTTATGGCAATCTATTTAATAAAGATTAAACAAAGGGCGCCAGAGAGTGTTCTTTTTTAATAACAAAATTTAAAAATAAAAAATTTATGGAGGTAATTTATTATGGCAAATGTTTTTGATTTAGCCACTGGTGCCGTTCATGCTGTTTGTGAATCTAGCAGACTAAAGGCTACCAAGACCGGTCACATTTATGACCTAAAGTGCCACAAGGCACTAGACAACGGCGCTATTGTTGGCGTTGGCGCACATGTTGAAGGACAGGTATTTAATTCTAAGGATTACGCTGCAGGCGATGTTGCTTGCCTAGTTCTAACTCCTCCCTTCGCATACAACGGCAAGAAGTATCAGTCTGAAGAGAAGTTCTTCTTCAATGCCGCAAACGAGATCGCTCGTGCTTATGAGCTACACATCGGTGATATCTACACTATTTCTGAGGCTGGTCTAACTGGCGCTCCTGCCGTTGGCGCATTTATCAATGCTTCAAATGTTGCTGCTGCTGAAGCTGGCGAGTCTGGTTTCGTTGGTGAAATCATCGAGGAAGTTGCTTACAGCAACGGTAAGGCTTTCCGTATTCTAGTGAAGGCTCTATAATAGTAAGGTTGAAAGGAGGACATAATTATGAAGTTTGTAAATTTTGCTGCTAATGTGCAGAACGTATTTAATAACGATGTTAATGATTTTATTGCATTCTCTAACTTGCTAACTGAGACCGCTCTAGGTATTCAGCAGGTGTCTAAGTCTGAGGCTAATGCAAAGATTGTTGAAGTATTCCAGGGTGTTCTAGGTCTAGACAAGAACGCTAAACCCGCTGAGGTTCGTAAGGCTATCAGACGTAATCAGGCTCTAGTTTTCGATATTATCGAAGAGACTGTTCAGAGCCTACTAGTTACCGGTTGGGGTAACGATCCTTTCATGATGAAGTACGTGGATCAGAGAAACCTAGCTCTAGGTGATAAAAATGAGTTCTACAGCGAGGATGACTCTGTTCTAAGTGTAATGAAGGTTGCAGGAAACCACCATTCTATCATTCGTCAGAGACTTGCTGGCGGTTCTGTAAAGAGCCTAGAGACCTACTGGGTTGCCATCAAGATTTACGCCGAGTTTGAGCGTGTTGTTATGGGTCTAGAAGATTGGGCTAAGTTCATCACTAAGGTTTACGAAGCATATGACAGATACATTAAGAACACTGTTTATGACACCATGGTTGGTTATGCTCAGGCTCTAACTGGTCAGTTCAAGAAGACTGGTTCTATCACTGCTGAGAGCCTCAACGCACTATGTGATCTAGTTTCTACTGCTACCGGCATGCCTGTTATGATTATGGGTACCAGAACTGCTCTATCTAATGTTATCAAGCTACAGAATGCTACCTACATTTCTGATGCTATGAAGGACGAGCACTATCGTACTGGCACTCTAGGTATGTGGGAAGGACACGAACTCGTCGAGGTGCCTCAGGTATTCGAGAAGGGTAAGGTCGGCGCTTACAAGATCGACAACACCCTAATCTGGGTTATGCCTATTGCTGATGAGAAGTTCATCAAGGTTGTTAACGAGGGCGACACTCAGCTAATGACCGTTACCGATAAAGACACCAATATGGACATGACCTACGAGTATGAGCTACAGACCAAGCTAGGCTGTGGTGTTATGCTAAACGGCGTGTTCGGTTGCTATGATATCGACGCTTAATTATAAGGCTTGACTTTATAATAAAAACAATATAGGAATAAAAGGAGAAAAAATATGGCTAATAATACAAACAAAAATCAAGATACCGAAACTAAGACTGTGGCAAAGAAGCCTAAGAAGTATGCACCAAACGACGCCATTGAGTGTCGTAGTGTGACTGGCGGAGAGCTTATTCTTGTCGGTGATAAGACAAAGCTACATTATACTTGGTCTGATTATGGTGATACTGCATATGTTGAATACCAAGACTTACAGGCACTACAATCACGTAAATCTGGATTTTTAACAAAGCCAAGATTTATGATTGAAGACGAAGGTTTGGTTGAACAATGGGGTTCTATGCTAAAGCCAATTTACGATAAAATCAATACTAAGAACATCGAGGACTTCTTTAATTTACCAATTGAGAGATTTGAGGCCCAGCTACAGACTATGCCTGCTGGACTTAAAGAAGCGGTAAAAACTAGAGCTGTTCAGATGATTCAGAGTGATGAGTTATATGATATTCGTAAAGTTCGTGCTATTGATACAGCTTGGGGTACTGATTTTGTTGCAATGTTTATAAAGTAATATAGGAGGTGTTTTCGATGACTTCCTATGAAGTGATTTATGGTCGTTTTTTAAATTCTACTACTGATTTTAATCTAGCTGAATTAGACGACTATACACTAAGTGAAATGCTTAAAGGCTGGTTACATACCGCAATTGTAAAGACACGCACATCTGGCGATATGTCTTGTGACGACGAAAACGAAGTTTTTGCAAATGATTTAAGCGATCTAGATATTGAGCTTCTTGCTATGGGTATGCGCCTAGCATGGTTAGATCAAGCTCTCAATTCCACGGAAAATACTTTGATGTTTATTGGTGGTAAAGAGGAAAAGTTTTTTAGTCAAGCAAATCACATTAACGAACTTCGTGCTCTTCGCGCAGATACGCTACGAGAGATGCAACAACTTTACACATATAGCACATATATCAATAACTCTTATTTTGACTAAGGAGGCGTTTCTAATGAATATTTACACAGAAATACCTCCTAGTCAAATAGCTGCAGAGAAAGAATATATTCGATCTGCGATTTTTAAGCTCTTGCCATATAAAGAAGAACGCTATGAGTATTTGGATAATTATTTTAGCTCGGTGCTACAATTACTAAAAGGTTTCAATAAAATTTCTGGCAATCAGCCGGAAATGGTCAGTATTATAAGTAAGATTGCATATGCACGAACAGAAGCTAAAGATTTTGACGATTATCGTAAGGCTATTCTTGATGCTTGTGGTATGGTAGAACATATTAAGGAGAGTGATCCTAATGCTTGAGTCTTATAGACTTCGTATGGCTGCGCTTGGTGGCTATGAGGGCGAAGCTAGGCGTAGGAACTCTCAAAAAATTATGGATGCATCTTGGATGCGAGATCCTGCCACTAAGCCTGTTTATATCAAGCTTATAAATAATGGACTGCCTATTATAGATGATGATGATGTTCCAGTTTACGCTAAATATAACGTAAAATCTTATCATTCGATACAAGGTGACGAAGTTAATTATCTGCTTCAATTCAGGTTAGAAGATTTAAATGAGCGACCAGATATTAGAGTGGGAGCTTATGTGTCTATACCAAATGAAAAATCTGAATACGAATGGTGGCTAATCGTTCACGAGGACGATAGGCCACAATTTCATCAGTTTTCTATATTAAAATGTCTTCATACATATAAGTGGGTTACATTTGAAAACGGACATAGAATTATACATGAATGTCTTGGTTGTCCACGCCTACAATCATCATATAACAGTTGGGTTTATATTATTGCTGTATAAACCTTGCTCGCTACGTTAGGAAACTACGTAGTGTATCTCTCTGAATTGCTGGAAAATCCTTAGAGTCTTACAAACTACAACATAATGAGTAATCATAAGTGTGAATGTTTGAAAATCGTAAGAATTGGATAATCAGCAGCCAAGTTGCCATATATTGACAATACAAAATTAATGTGTTATAATATATATGGTAAAAGGTTCAACGACTATTGGCTGAGATGCCATTAGGGAGAAGTCTCCCGAAGTAGAGAGTACCTAAGTCCGAAAGGATATGGTAAATGATATAGTCTATACTGCGATGAAAGTCGTAGAAAAGTTATTCACGAAGGAGGTGTAAATCCAATGGAAGGCTTAACTTACAACAATTTTATTGCTAATATACTTAACACAAGAGGTAGATTTGCTTGTGGTAATGAATATCACGAGAGATACCATATTATTCCTAAATGCATGGATGGAACAGATGAAAAAAACAATCTGATTGACCTTTATGCAAGAGAGCACTTTGTTGCACATAAATTGTTAGCATTAGAAAATCCAAAGAACGAAAAACTAGTTGGTGCATGGCACGCAATGGCATTCTTAAAAAATGATTCTCACCAAAGATATGAATTAACTCCAGAGGAGTTCGAAGAAGCAAGAAAGGCTCATAGTCTTGCAATGTCCGGTGAAAATAATCCTAATTACGGATTAACAGGAGAAAATCATTATCTCTATGGGAAAAAGCATACGGATGAGACATTACAAAAAATGAGCGAATTAAAATATGGAGAAAATAATCCATTTTATGGCAAACAACATTCTAATGATTCTCGTAAAAAAATGAGTGATGCCCAAAAAAAGAGATTCGAAAATCCTGAAAATCATCCAATGTATGGCAAGCATCTTTCTGAAGAAACAAAGAATCGGTTAAGTGAAGTATTTTCTGGTGAAAACAACCCAGCGTGTCGTGCAGTTTATTGTTATGAACTTGATGAATATTTTTGGGGAGCAAAAGAGGCAGAGCAGAAATACGGAATTTGCAATAGTCATATTTCAAGTTGTTGTAGAGGTACTCGAAAGAGCTGCGGCAAACACCCAGTTACGGGTGAAAAACTTCATTGGATTTATGTTGACGAAATGAATAACTCTTCTGTTGCGTAACGAGCAATAGAAGTAATATATTAGGGTGTGTGGCTCGATTACTATGTTCAGGTAATAGAGCAACAACACGTGATGATTGTTCCAAATAACAATGATACTCGTACGATAATGTACGACCAAAGATTTTTATTGGGCGATGAAAAGAGATATCCGCCACTTGCTTATAAAATTTCCAAAGTATCACCATCTATGAATGGAGATATTGTTCAATTTACTATGACGCAAGAACAGTACAGTTCTGCTTTGGATAATTTTGAGCTTATGATTGGTGGATACTATTCTTCTACTATCATTCCAGAAGTTCCTGAGCTCGAAGAAATTCCAACTATTTCCGACCTAGAAATTACCTATTCTGGTAAACCTGCAGTACGTGCTGGCGGTGGGTTTAAGAAATTTACACTTAAAACACGTATTGATGGTAAACTAGTAGATATTTCTGAGGATGTCGAGTGGAATGTTGATTTTGACGGTAATGAGGATAAACTTGAGTGCTCGGTCCAAGGTAATATTTTTAAAGTTAAGTGTAGTAACGATTACTCGTTAATAGGTAAGACATTTACTGTAACTGCTGAAAGCGCTCATAGTTCAAAATCAATCATTGTGGAGGTGACTTCGCTATGATTAGAAATATACAAAAAGTGCAGGATGACATAATTGAAATGAAGCGATTGATAAAACAAAAATTAATAGCTGACACAGATATTCTTGAGGCGTTGCATAATCCTGATATTGATATAGATAGTCCAGATGAGTTTCTTGACAATAATATTTATGGATTTATTAGAATTCCAACAACTCAAGATACTGTACGGAATTTTATATGTTTTACAGTTGATGATATTGAAGAGCACAGATATAACTCACACATGAAAGTACAGCAAATTCAGTTTAACTGTATTTGTCATTTAGATGATATGAAAACTGAGTTTGGAATTGACAGACATGATTTGTTGGGTTATTTAGTGAGAGATATATTTAATTGGTCAAATGATTTTGGCAAGCAATTTAAACTCGTTTATAATAAAGAGAGCACGATTGATTCTGATTATTATTGTAGAACACTTAAGTTTGAACGCGATACAACTAATAATCTGAATAATGCTACAAGGAGTAATTATTATGATCGATCTTGATGTAGACGCATTGTTTCTATATTTTGGAGACGATTATGTCATTAACAATCAAATTAAAATTGCACAGCCAACCATTGGACAAGTTGTTGATTATGGAGAAGCTCAATACTTCTCTATGGTTCACACCTTGAGCGCCATTCCGAGCGATATGAAATCTCAGCTTTGGGATTTAGAAATTGATTGGTGCGAAATGGAAGATTTTGATTTATTTATTCTTCTTTCACAAACCATGACACCAGATAAAACTGGAATTTTATTTGGTAATTTAGATTTTTCAAAAATGAAGCCGTTTCGCAATAATCAAAATGGTGAAGTTGTTCTTGCCGATAAAGAAACTGGTGTAATTATTGATAGGCTTATTTATATTCGGATAGTCAACTATCTACGTAAGCTGCATAATATTAAACCCAAAGTAGAGAGAGCAAGAGGCAAAAGAGCCAAGCAAGCAATGATTGATGAAGACAGAAGAAATCGTGAGTATAACAAGGATAAGCCATTCAAATCTTATCTATTACCGCTAATTTCCGCTGTTAAAGTTAAGCAAAGCTATACTAAAGATTATGTTCGGAATATGGGCTTATTTGAATTTTTTGATGATCTGTCTAGAATCCAAGTAATAAACTCTGCCGATCATTTATTAAACGGTATGTATTGCGGTATGGCAGATTTATCTAAAGTAGATAAAAAAGAATTAAATTGGTTAAGAGAGCTGTGATTTGTCGCGGCTCTTATTATATTAGAAATAAATTTTTTATGGAGGTAATTTATTATGAAAAAGCATAATCTAAACAACATCGTTGTCGATAGAGTTTTACGCGGCATTTTTTCCGACAAGAACGACAACATCATTTTCTCTCTAAATCAGGTTCAGAACCTATCCATCAACAGCACTTCTGAGTCTCAGGAGATTGTTGACGCATTAGGTGTATCCATCATGGAACTAATGCGTTCTAAGGCTATCGAGGCTTCTGCCGAGAATGCCCTTTATGACTTCGGTCTACTAGCTGCTCAGTATGGCACCGAGAAGGTTACCGCTACTGCCGACAAGAAGCTAACCGTTCCCACTATGGAATCCTTTGAAGTTCCTGCTGTTGCGGAGGGTGCAGTTACTTACACCTTGAAGCACACTCCTTCTAAGGCTCCCGTTGCTATTTATGCTCTAAATGGTGACAGCACTCTAGGTGCTAGATTTGCTGTTGCTACGGCTGCTTCCGCAACCGAGTGCGCTTATGCTGACGGTGTTATCACTCTACCTACCGCTGGTGTTAAGACTGGCGACGAGATGTTCGTTATGTATGAGTATGAGTCCGAGAACTCCATCGAGGTTGTCAACTCTGCCAAGGAGTTTGCTAAAATGGGCAAGATGACCTTCGAAGTTCTAGTTTATGACGTTTGTGATCCTGAGACTAAGATCTTTGCTTATCTAATTCTACCTAGATTCCAGTTAAGCAATGACTTTGACTGGAGCATCGGTGGCGACAACCAGACTCACGGTTTCTCCGGCAAGGCTATGGTTGACTACTGCGCTAAGGACAAGAAGATGCTAAGAGTTGTCATTGTTGACGACGAAGAGTAATCTTTTAGGTCTTAATAAAATAAAATTAGTTTAATTGTCGTATTATTGGTTGGAGTGAAATATCTCCAACCAATTTTATGATGTACAATGAAAGCTAAAGGAGGTAATTCCAATGGCACACTTAAATAAAAAATGTTTATGTGATGGCACACGTTATTCATATTGTCCAGATTGTTCTCGTGCGGATGCACTTGCTCCATCTTGGAAATCTGAATTTTGTTCGGAAACATGTATGACCTTATGGATGACATTAACAAGGTTTGGTATGAACCGCTTAACGAAGTCTGAGGCAAAGTCTATTATTGAAGGATTGGATTTAAAGCCAATTGATTCTTATGTGGATTGTGTTAAGCGTGATTATGCTAAGGTTATGACAGAAGAAAAAAAACCTAAGCGTGGTAAGCGTATTGAAATTAAGCCTATTGACGAACCAATTAATATGGAAAAAACTGTAGTCAAAGAAATTATCGCAACGGTTGAACAAGCCGTAGAAACATCACATGAAGTAGTTAAACAAGAAAATGAATAAGGCACTATAACTTCATGTTCAACGAAGGATTTAGTGCCTTATTTTTTTATGCAAAAAAAGGAGGAAGAGGAATTGGTTAAATCCAAGATTACTGGAAGAGAATATAACGAAGCTGACTGTGTTTATGTTACTAACATTTTACAGTGTCAGCGATATTTATCTTTTCTTGGTCCAGAGTACCTTCTTGATATTTTATATACAGGTACACACAGAAAAGATTCCCTAGTTTTTGTTTTTAAAAAGTGTCCAGAAACAAGAAGGGCAAAGGAACTATGGGATAATCACGAGTTGAGTTAATCGTGATTAGATTAAAAAAAGAAAGTATAGTGCCGATCAATCGGTGCTTAATAATATTAAATAATGGAGGTGTTTAAATGGCGACTAAAAAGTTGCAAATTTTAGACAGCTTAATAAAGCAAGCTGAGAATGCCGACACTTTAGATGGGAAACATGCAGAAGAATTTGCATCAGCTTCGGATGTGGAAACACTTAAAACACAAGTTGGTGACACCTCTGTGGCGGAACAAATTGATTCTGCTTTCGGCTCTGTGGCAGAACAAATTGATGCTGTTTTTGGTAAAGATAATACTATTTTATCTGAATCTTCTACCGCAATTGGCGTGGAAAATATTGTTGGTTTAAAAGGATTTTATTGGACATCAGCAGAGATGCTAGACAACTGGACATTGACTTTATCGACCTCACAAACAGAGAATGTTTGGACAGAAGAAGCTCAAAGTATTTTAGAGCAGTGGCAAGTAGGCGATAATGTATCTTATGTAAATGGAACTAAATATGATTTCGTTTCCCCTATATCTAGAATTGATTTAAATAATCACACAGTCACATTCGGAAGTTATGACCAGATAATAAAAGTCGAAGAATCTGACCCAGATTTTGATGACTGGAGTATTTTCTTACCAGAGAAACCACATTTGGGTGTTGTTGATTTGGGTAGAAGTGCCG